TGTGCCATCAACATTCCATCTATGAATAGTATTACTCCACCCAAAAGTTAAAGATGAATTTGCAACTATTGTCCCTACACCTCCGGGATTCCATGAAATTGTTATATCACCCGCATTTACTTCGCTTACAATCGGATCTCCTGGTGTAGTGGCCCCATCAATTCCTGGCCCCCAAACAGCCATACCTACTTTAATACCTAATACTGCTGGATCTAATACTGTGGTTCCATCATATAATACTATCGTCTCCCCGAGAGTAGCCACAGCTGGATTAGTATTAACTGTAATGTCTCTATCAGCTTGACCAGTTCCAGAATATCCTGTGCTAAAAATAAATATATTACCACTAGCTTCATCTGTATGTTGACCTATAACAGTAGAATGATAAGCTGTTATAGCTCCAGTCATAGTATTTTTAGTACTCCCAGTATTTAAATATCCATTAGTTACTTGTTCATTTCCAGGAATATTCTCAAACTCACCAACACTTGATCCTTCAGATCTACTAATTTGTAGATTTTGTGCATCTCTGTATTCGCCATTGGGTATCAACCTATCATCTAAGTCTTTATTCATCTTAGATTTTAGAAAAGTATTCTTTATTTCTGGCATTTAATTAATGTTTTATCCATTTAGATTTTCCACGCATTACTTGTACTATCTCATCTAATTTAATATTAGATAATCTAATCTTAGCGTTTCTTAATTTAGCACTTGCTTCTCTTTTCAACCTTTGTACTACATATTCTGGTTGATTAATTCTTGTAGCTAATATAACATGACTTAAATAAGCATAGATAGCAGCTTCAGCTAATTTAGGTATTCTACTATCTAAATCATACGCTAAGCCATCAGAAAGATATTCTAAAATAATTAGTCTTCCGTTTAAGTTACTTGAAAAAGATACTTTACCTTCTCTTTCATTTAGCGTAAACCATCCGTTATATTGAGCATATTGAGGATCCATTCCGTATTGTTCACCCCAGCCCCAATACCAGTAACCACCATTACCCCAATTGTATCCAGCCCAGTTTAAACCTTGGTTATATAATTCCCAATTAAAATCTTGATTTATCCAACTTACATTAGCATTTTTCCATCTATCTTCTGTAATAGAACTACCTTCAGTATTTTCTCCAAAATTATCTTGTGTAGGAACACCTAGATTATCTTGTAAAGGCATTGTATAAGGATTGTCTGTTAAGTTATTTGCAGGATATATAATTCTTTGTACACCTAATTGATCAATCCAAGACATACGAACATAGTTAACATAATCTTGTGGTAATATTACACTTAGACTAGGTGGTATATTTAATTCTTGAGACTTAATACTTTTTAATGTATCATAACTAAATTCTTGTAAAGCTCTTTTAGCATGAAAAATTACATCTGTTCTTTTAACATCTGGTATAAGTTTATCTTTACCTACATATCCAACAATGAAATTATTAACTACATCTGCTAGTGTAGTATAAGAATAGCTCCCATAATTTTGTTCTACTGTAGTTCCATATGCATCTCTGTTACCAAAATTACCACCAGCTAAAGTTTTCATTTGACATACTATAACTTGATTTGCAGGTAAATTACCACCAGTTAAAGTAACTACACTACCGCCAGATTCAGGATTAGTTACTGTGTATGGGCCTAATGCAGCAAAAGCTGAAGTAGGTGTAAATTCTTCATAAGTAATCCCGGTAGTACTACAATATAATTTAAAATTATTTAAAGCATAGTCTACATCAGCAGGATCCCAACTACCAAAAACCAATTGCGTATCAAATGTGAACGTAAAAGTATTTTGATTTGTAGAAACAAATCCCTGCGCACCCGCGTAATATTGTTGATTAGTTTCGGTGATTAACCCACCATCTGGAATTGCCATATTTTATTAACTTTTTTCATTAGCGTCTTCAGTTGCAACAGCCTGTGAGGCCATTTGCACTATAGACGGATCTTGTATTATAACACCAGCATAAGCTAGTATTCTTAGAATTATTTCGGTTTGTTCTGTTACATCAAGTTGAAAATCTATTGATGCTCCTGCAGCATAAATATATTCGCCTAACCCACCAGTTGTATAAGCCCATGTAACATTAGCTGGAGTTGCTAAATAAGATATATTTATATCATTAGGTGTTATAATTGTATTAGGGAATACAAATAACTGTCCAGACTCATATAAATATATGGGGAATTTATCAGTAGGTTGAGTTAACGGGGAAAGGAATAATTGTGTTACCTCATTTCTTTGTGAATATTGTCCTAATTGTACACCTTGATACATTACTGACCCTAATCTATATAGATCAGTTACAACAGTAGTATCTATTGTAAAAGGATTAGTTCCTGTTATTGCGCCAGGAACAGCGGCATTGTTTATGTATTTTTGAAAGAATTGTAATTTCTGTTCAATATTTTTTACGCGATCTCCATATTCAGTATCATTATCAGGTAATCGATACTGTTGATTTAAATCACTTGCATAACCTTCAAATATAGTTAACTGCACCTGAGTAGCTGTCTTGTTAAATTCATCAGGCGTCATATACCCTCTTTGCTGTTGGTTAAGGATTAATAAAACCGTTTTATAAACTATATCTACGTTTACTGCCATTATATTTTTATTATTTAATATAGAGGCGGACGTATCCGCCCCTTATATTATTATTGAAGTTGTTTTTCTATTGACTTATATACTTCTACACCATCATCTGTTTTAAACCACGCAGCTAGTGCTGTGTAAGGATTTTCATCAAATGGTACTGTCATTAACTTTCTATCATTACTACCCCAATGGAATGTTCTTTGATCTTGGGATAATCTAATTAATCCCTGAGATTCAGCTTTAATTCCAGCGTTTCTTAATCCTACATTTTCATCAGCCGCTAAGCTCAAAAATAATTGAGGATTTCTTTTAGCTAGTAACATTAGATCTCTTTTAACTTCTTTAGAAGATAAAGAATCTACTGCATTTCCTTGTTCTACTCTTACAATAGCTTCAGCTTGATCTACATCCATAGTTCTTGCTGCAAGTAATGCTTCTATTTCAAATTCTATATTTACTAATTCATCAGATGCAATTTGTTTTGGTACATGTTCAATATACTTACGATCTTTCATCGGATGATATAAAGACAATAACTTCTGTAGAGCTACATTTCTGCTTGGAACATGTAATGATCCATCTCTAAAAGTTATATGTCCCATAGTAACTTCTCCTTTTTGTTCGTCTACAAAAGGACTATTCATATTGGTTGCATACCTTAACTCTCTTTGTTCGTTAGATGAAGTATCAAACCATAATAATGGATGTCTTCTAGTATGCTTACTTGGAATAGTAAATGTTAAAGGTTCTTTTTCTCCCTTTAATATATAAGTTCTATCTTTTATTTCCCAGCTATCTTTTTTAACTGGTTTTACTTTAATAGGTTGTGCTACATTTTCAATTACCTGTCCTTCTACAACTGGTAATTCTTCTATAGCAACCTCTTGTTTTTTGGTTTTTGCCATAATATAATATAATTAAATAGTTAAAAAATAAAGATAATGGGTGCCGAAGCACCCGTCACCTTTAAAATGATTATACTCCTTGGAATAATACGAAGTTGTTAGCAGCTTGAGTTACTAAACATCTTTCTGAAAGGAAGTTTACTTCCATTGCATCAAGATCACTAGTATAAGCTCCACCTGCAGAACCTGTTAACCATGATTTCATTCTTCGGTCATCACCTTCAGAAGCTCTATATCTTACGTGTAAGAAAGGTCTTCTAATGTTAGTACCTAGAATTTGATCATAAACAGTAGTCGTACCAGCTGGGATTAAAACTCCTTCTATAGAAGCAGGACCAGTCATACCACCACGCGTTGAAGCGTCGTTAAGATATTTCCAATCTGTTTTATAGAAATCATAAGAACCTCTTCTGAAACCACTGAAACCTAAGTTTAAAGCCATTTCTTCTGAGTTCTCAAATAATCCATAAGCAGTACCACCTGAAGATCCAGCAGAGATAGCAGCTAGCATATCATCAAAATCCAAAGCAGTTTGTCTATCTAGGAATAACATGTTTTCTTCAATAGCTCCCTGAGTATCTAAGTTTCTAAGAATATCATCAAAGTCACTAATACCTGTAGCAGCACTAAAGCCAACCATTACGTTACCTCTATTCTGAATAGCAGCAAAAAGTCCTTCAGAACCATTTGCTTCAGTTTGAGCAACGATTGGAGAAGCAGCAGCAACAAGCTCAGCTTCAACACACATCATTTCTAAATAATCTTCAAATCTAAGTCTTGTTTCAGACTCAGCTTTTAGATACCAAAGGTATCCAGAAGTTCCATCTTCAGTAGCAACTTCAACCCAACCTATTTGAGCCATATCAGAACCAGATACTGTGTATTTGCTTCTTACAATGATAGGATTGTTTTGGAATTGTGTGAAAGATGGGTCAACACTTACGTAGCTTGTTCCAGCAACTAATGCAGGACCAGCAGCAGCGTTAGGTGTTGTAGATCCTTTTAGGTATTCAGAACCGTAAACAAATATTTTTACGTTTCCAACTAAACCTGCACCTGCTATAGTAGCAGCTGTATAAGGGTCAACATTTATAGTAACTGGACCAGCACCAACGTTAGATGAAACAACTAAACACTTTACTTCTGCACCGAAATCATCCATCACAACGATAGTAGATCTTGGGGATATAACGTTAGTTACACCAGCAGGTATAGTAATAGCGTTAGCTGCACCTACACCAGGAGCTGCAAACGTACAGTTATCATAAGCAATATGTAATCTATTTTGTTCTGACCAGATTACTTGGTCACTTGTCATAGGAAGCTCAGCACCTACCATTCTTAAGAATCCAGATAAAGTTCTATTACCGTATCTTTCAACTTCTTGTTCGTAGATTTCTGGCAAATATTGCTGTGCGAATGTTACTCCACCACCAGCAAAATTTAGATAATTCGTAGCAAGTATCTGTTGTACTTGACTAGGGATTATCGTTCCAAATTGGGGACTTAAAGCCATAATTGTTTAAATTTTAATTGTTAAATGTTCTTTTAATTTTCAATTTAGATGAATCTGTTCCACTAATAGCCCTTACTTTTAATCCATCTATAAATACATCCCCGCCGGCAACTTGCCTTGGTGCATCTTTAGCTGGGTTCTTGGATTGCTTGACCATGTTTTTAACACCATCTGCTTTCCCTTGTTCATAAAAGTGACTCGCTAGTTTATCAGCGTTCATAGCAGCATATAAAGCTTTATGGTAACCTACAGTATCATTGATATTTCCTTTTTTATCTACAAATTTATTAATAAAATTGTTAATATCAGATTGACTTTTAGCTACATTAGAAGGATCTTGAACTTTATACCTAAATTTCTTCTCACCTACAGAATAATCAAAACCTTTGAATTCTGTATCAAATAAATCTTCGGTCCGTTTTTGAAACGCTTCGTGACTTTGCTTTATAGTTTCTTGCTGTTTATTGTAACGATTGAAAAAATCTGTAGCTTTTTGTTGTTCTTGTGTTATTCCAGGACGTTGTTTAATTTCAGCGTAATACTTACTCTTTAAACTTTCTAAATCCTTTTTAGCATAAGCAACTTCTTCTTTATAAGCTAGCTTTTTTCTACGTATATCTCTTTCTTCGTCCACATCTTCATCCACATGAAATTTATCTTCGATTAAAAAGTTAATTTCATCCTGTGATAGATGAGGTTTCGATTTTTTATAATATTCATGTAATAAAGTATCATCATCAAATTTTGTATAATCTTTATTTAGGTTAACATAATCTTCCACTGTTCCACCTGTTTCATCCATAAACTTAACTAGTTTATCAACATTTTGTGGTAGTTGTTGCGTTTCTGCAACTGGTTCATTAGTTACTTCTGGAATATCTTCAATTTTTTCTTCAGTAGTTTCTACAATCTCTTCAATTATTTCTTCGATCGGAGTTTGCACCTCAACTTCTGCAACGGGCTCTTCCTTTGTATCGCTGACCCGTGCTCCTTCGTCCATTTTCTTGCTATCTCCGGGTGTTGCATCCACAGGTAATTCCTCTGTTTTACGCTCTTGAACGGCATCTGTTTTTGGTTTTTCTGTTAAATCAACCTTAATAACATTTGATTTTACTTCATCTGTTACTGGTTTTGTTAAATCTACTTTTACTACTTCGTTTTTTGACTTACTTCCTAAGTCTTTCATTTTTTTAGGCTTTGACTTTATTTTAAAGTCACCTTCTTGCTTGACCTCTACGGCCGCTTTTTGTTCTGCCATAATATAATATAATTAAATAATTAATAATTAAGCCATAGGAAACATTCCTGCTTGGCCTTTATTTTCAAAATCTATAGGTAATAAATCATTATTTCTTTGATCTATCATTTCACTTTGTTGTGTTCCTTGGATTTTAACTCTTTTGTCTTTTCTATCTTCTATCTCTCTTTCTTTAGTTTGCTCAGCTTGCATTTTCATTTGCTCTAATTGCATTTGATAATTAAACTCTTCAGCCATAAGTTGACGTTTAATTTCTGCTTCAGTCTGCATTCTTTGAATTTCAAATTGAGATTTGCCTTGTTCTATTTGTAATTCTTTTTCAGCTAATGCTTGTTGTTTTTGTAATTCTACTTCAGCTGCTTTTTCGGCTGCATCTGCATTTGACTGTGCAGTTAGTTGAATTTGACGTTCTTGTATTTGCTGATCTCTTTGTTGCTTTTGTTTACGCTTTTGTTTTAATAATTGATTAGCCAATTTTAAATTACGTATCTGTCTAATATCAATAGCATCTTCTAAATCAATACCACCACCTGATAAAGCAACTTGAATATTTTGTTCTAGTGTAGCTTTTTCTTCTTCGTCTGGTTCTAAATCTAAAAATATACCAAAATCATGTAAAGATAAATGATCAATCTCTCTTAATGTTTCTGCATCAAAAGTTGATATACTTTCTTTTAATGCATTAGCAGTTAATGGATATTCTAACATATCACCAATCTTCTTAGCAATATTTTCACATGCTCTTAATGTTAACCATAAACTAGCATTATTAATATGCTTAGTTGCAATATTAGACTGCTGTGCAGCAATTTTTTGTAACCCAACTAATGTATCTCTATCAGGTAAACTACCATCTCTAGCTTCATTTAATCCGGTCACATCTCTTATCATCTGTAAATAATAATTATACGTTTGAATTAAACTTTGTATTTTTGCTTGTCCAGAATTTGTTGCAAGTTCTTGTACAGGGACTTTTCCTCTATTTAATTCACCATCTTGAGTTAATGATCTACCCACAACAGAACCAGTTTGGAAATACATATTCAATGCTTCTGCTGGATTATAGTTTGTGCCATTACCCAAATCAACCTCAGCTAATCCATCCATATCTAAGAATACTCCATCTGGAACCATTCTAGCAATTACTTGTTGTAGTTTTAAATGAGTTAATTGAATCATATCAGCAAACCCTGTTATTCTACTTACTACAGAGTCTATACGTCCTTTATACATTCTAGGTGCACAAATAGCATAATTCATTTCTACTTTAGTAGTATCAGCAAAAGGTCTTGTCATATTTTCAGCCATTTCCCATTGCAACATTGTATTAGTTCCCAGTACTTTAACACCTTTATATAAAACCTCTATAGTTCTACCAACTCTTTCAAAGTTATCATTTAATGGCGGATTAAAAGTATCAGGTTTTTCTAATGCTTTTTCTAATCCATAAGGAGTTTCTTTTATTTTAAATACTTGATCACTATAAGTTTTATATTCAAAATATAATACTTGAATTGAGTTCTCATCAAATGTTCCATTACCATATAGATAATTTCTATTTCCTTTTTGTTGTTGAATTTTTTCTAATTCATCATCTGGAATATTAGGAAATTGTTTTTTAAGTTCTGGAATTGTAACACCCTTTACTTCACCTACATAATATATATCTTCAAAATTTGGATCTTCTGTATAAGAATATATCATATATGCTGGATCTACATAATCTACTGTAATTCCGTTAGCTAAATTAAAATTAGTTTTACAAGCAGCAATACCACAAGTAACTAAATCATAATTCATTCTACGTTTAATTAAATCAAATCTATTTTGATCTAATATTTGATTGATTGCTTCT